ATATACAAATACCGGAGGGGCAGGCGCAAATGGAACAGGCGGCGCTGGATCTAGAGGATCGATTGGGGCTGGAGGCGGTGGTGGCGGTGGTGGCAATGCCATAGGATCAACAGCTCAAAGCTCCGGGGGCGCTGGAGGGTTGGGCGGGTCGATCAATTCCAGTTCAACAACGACGACTGGTGGTGGCGGGACTGCCGGGCAGCTAGGCGGTGCTGGTGGTGCTGGTGGCGCGACAACGACATATTTTTTTGGTGGTTCCGGTGGTGGTGCAGGATCATCGAATTCTGTTGGTGCTGCTGGTGCTGGTGGTGCTGGAGGATTCCCAGGTGGTGGTGGTGGCGGCGGCGGTGCTGGTGGTAGTAGCACCAACAGCGGTGCTGGTGGCAATGGCGCGGATGGGTATGTCATCGTTATCACGTTCTTCTAAAAGTTGTCATGCGAAAACAATTCTTGTTAAACCCTGATGGGTCGATCCCGCAAAACGTCAATCTTGCCGCTCTGGAAGAGGCGGGAATACCGTTGGTCATGCCGACAGAGATGCCCAGGTCAACCGGCATGATTGCGGTCGAGCAAGATCCGCAACAAGACGAGCATGGAGTCTGGAGGCAAGTGTGGACGCTTGAGCCAGCGCCCGAGCCTGTTGCGCCTGAGCCTGTGGCAAATCCGCTTGCCGCTCTGACACTTGAGCAAAAACAGGCATTGATTGCGCTACTTAACGCACAGCCTGACACGGCTGGATAGAAGACAGTCGAATGTACGGTTTCCAGTCATTTTCGGAGTCTCCATTCTCTGCGCTTGGTGGAGACATATATGTACTGGTTACAGGAGTTACAGCTACCGCATCAGTTGGTAGTGTTGTAGTTGCTGCTAGCGCAACCGTTTTAACAACTGGCGTTTCAGCAAATACATTTATTGGTGATGTAACGGTTGCTGCTGATGCAACCGTTTTGACAACTGGCGTTTCAGCAACAGGACAAACTGGCAATGTTGTAATTGCAATAATTGTTCCTGTTACTGGAGTATCTGCAAGTACGGACGTTGGATCTGTATCAATTGCCGTTAACCAAACGGCAATTGTTTCTGGATTACAAGCAACTGGACAGATCGGACAAGTTTCTGTTACAGCTAGTGCGGTGGTATTGCCAACTGGCGTATTTGCCACAGGGCAAACTGGAACTGTTACGATCCTTGTCGTTGTCCCTGTTACGGGAGTACAAGGCACATCTGTTCTTGGAACTATTACGCTCCAGAGCAACAACTTTCTGAATGTTTCTGGTCTACAGGGGACAACACAACTAGGAACGGTTACACTGTCAGGAGTGTGGAGCAATCCAGATGATGGAGTGAATATTTGGATTCCTGACCCTGTTGATGTTAATTCTTGGATAGATGAACCAGATAGTGACAATGATTGGATTGCTGTTGTGAGTGGGTCGAATGTTTGGACTCAACAGCCAACCGGATCTAATAACTGGACAGCACAATGAGGATTGCATTCGGTCAGTGGACACCAGATCGGCCAGGGGTTTCTGGGAACCTGACCGAGGCTAAGAACATCTACCCTACAGCATCCGGGTATGCGTCTCTCAACGGGACTGCAAACCTGTCTGATGCTGCTAGTGAGAATCTGCTGACTGTGTTTGTTGGTCGATGGGCTGGCGCTACTACCCTATTCGGTGCTGGTGCTGGCAAACTGTTTAAGTTCGATCCTGCTGATGCTGATCTGGATGATGTTTCCAGGACTCCGACTGCTTACTCCACAACTGACTTCTGGCAGTTCACTCAGTTTGGATCTCAGGTGATCGCGTCCAACGGTGTAGACAAGCTGCAAGCCTGGAACATGGCATCCAGCACAAGGTTTGCTGACCTTGCCGCTGCTGCTCCCACAGCATCGTTTGTGACCGTTGTGCGGGACTTTGTTGTTGCTGGCAAGACTTCAACGTATCCAAACAGGGTGTTGTGGTCTGATATCAACGATGAGACAGACTGGACTCCTGGTGCTGCCAGCCAATCCGACACGCAGGACATTCCTGACGGTGGTGAGATTCGCGGTATTACCGGAGGTGAGTTTGGTGTCGTTCTGATGGAGCGCGGTATCGTCCGGATGACCTACATTGGCGCACCATTGTTCTTCCAGTTCGACAACATTGCGCGAAACGTAGGCTGCTACGAGTCTCGATCTATTGCTCAATATGGCCCGATGACGTTCTTTCTGAGCGATGACGGGTTCTTTATGACCGATGGTCAGCAGGTCAAGCCTATCGGTGCAGAGAGGGTTGATAGGTGGTTCTACGCCAACGCAGATCCGTCTCAGTTCAGCAAGATGAGTGCTGCTGTCGATCCGGTCAACAAACTGGTGATCTGGTGCTTCCGGGACATCTTCAACGTCCAGAAGCTCCTGATCTACAACTGGTCAACGGATCGTTGGTCACACGGTGATTCCGGCGCTGACTACATCTCCAGCATTGCCACTGCATCTACTACTCTGGAACAGTTGGACAACATCTCAGCTAGTCTGGATGCGCTGCCAGCCTCTCTGGATTCGCGTCTGTGGACTGGTGGCAAACTGATCCTGGGTGGTGTATCCGGGGCCAGGATTGTCACCTTTGCTGGAACTGATCTCACCGGAACGATTAACACAGGTGACATCACCGTAGAAGGCCAGGAAACGCTCATACGGCTTGCTAGGCCACAGATCGACAACGGCAGTGCTACGGTATCAGTCGCAAGCAGAAAACGCTTAGATGGGGCTATAACCTACTCTACCGCGGTTGCTGCTGACAGCGAGAACCGTGTGAGTCTAAGATCTAGGGGGAACTACCATCGGTTGAGTATCACCCCGACAGGGAACTACGACACTGCTGTTGGGATCGATGTGGACATTGTGTCTGTTGGTGGGCGCTGATGTTTCGTAGGTTGCCGCAACAGGGTGGTAGTCAGCGAGAGGTTGCTGAGATTGTCAATCGTGTGCTGGATGGCAAGATCAACAGTCTTGGCTATCTCACTCTGGCAACCGGTGACGCTACGGCAACCACGCTGTACGACGCTCGGATAAGTCCTGAGAGCTTGATTCTGCTGATGCCATCGTCTGCTGCGGCAATGGCTGATCCTGTGCCTTATGGGGCATTCCAGGACACGACTGATCAGGCTGCTGCCAACACGACAACGGCATATGCCATTACTTACAACACGACTGACTTCTCCAAGGGCATCAGTGTTGTCAGCAACTCGCAGATCACGTTTGAGACTGGTGGCGTCTATGACATACAGTTTTCCATCCAGTTTGCGAACGACGATACTCAGATCCAGGACGTAGATGTCTGGTTCCGTAAGAATGGGACTGACATTGCTGGTAGCAACAGCAAGTTTAGTGTGCCAAACAGTCATGGTGGTGTTGATGGTCACTTGATTGCCGCGCTGAACTTCTATGTTCAGGTGGCTGCAAATGACTATGTGCAGATCATGTGGGCAACCAGTAGTACATTGGTGACGATTGAGCATCTTGCTGTCCAGACCACACCGACAAGACCTGCGACTCCGAGTGTGATTGTGACCGCTAACAAGGTCGACGAGTCATCCACATCTGATGTGTATGCGTCTTCCATAGGATACGGTCAGGCGACGATCAGTCATTTTGCGAACTCGACTGCGGACAAGACGTATCGCTATGTCGTCCTCGGGTAGAGTGTTTGTTGAACCGCAGAGACTGCGGGAAGTGTGGGAATTTGTTAGACCTGGACTGCTGGAGGTTAGGAGGGCAAGCAGGGATCAGTGGATACCGGAGGATGTCTATGTTGACTGTTTTGAAGGACGGTCAATGCTCTGGTTGATGGTAGAGGACGGAAATCCTGTCGGGTTTGGAGTTTTGCAACCGATGGGTGACACTCTGCACATTTGGGCTGGTTGGGGCAAGTTTCTGATGGAAGATGGTTTCCGTCATGCCCATGAGATTGCGCTAGCGGGTGGAGTGCGTAAAATCTCATTCGACAGCAGTCGTCCGGGATGGGCGAAGATAGCCGGTAAGTATGGATTCAAACCGGTTAAATGGATTGCAGAGGTGAAAAATGGGTTCCAGAAGCAGACCGGAAGTAACCGAAACCAGGATTGATCCTAGACTTGTTCCCTTTGTCGAGCAGGGTCTGAGTGGCGCTCAGAGTCTGTTCGAGACGGGTCAATTGCAGTTCAAAGATCCGACGACTGGCGAGATGAGAGCGGGTTTTGTCCCGCAGTTTTTCCCTGGTCAAACTTATGTCGGGCCTTCTGGATTTACTGAACAGGCTATCCAGTCTGCGGCTGAACGCGCACAGGCAGGATCTCCGCTAGTCTCCCAGGCTCAACAGACCGTCCAGCAACTTGCTGCTGGTCAGAGTCCATTGGCAGCTACTGCCAGCGGGTCAATGCTTGGTTATAACCCGTTCCTGCAAGGCACGTTCGCATCCCTGGCAAGACCGTTGGAACAACAGTTCCAGCAGCAGATCGGCAATGTCACCTCTCAAGCCTCTCGCGCAGGACGATACGGGTCGAGTGCGATGGGTCAAATGCAAGCTGGTGCTGCTGAGTCTTTAGCGGCAAACCTTGCTGGTTTGGGTGAGCGTCTTGGTTATCAGACATATAGTCTTGAGAGACAACTGCAAGCACAGGCGCAGCAAGCTCAAACAGATGCAATGCTAAAAGCGGCGCAACTTGCTCCTGGTCTTGCGGAGCAAGATTACGCTGACGCACAGCGGTTGCTTCAGGCTGGTCAATTGAAAGAGTCATACAGTAGGCAGGAACTCCAAGACCTGATCAACAGGTTTAACTTTGAACAAGAAGCTCCGTTTCGTGCGCTTCAACAGTTCAGCGCATTCTTGTCTGGATTCCCTGCTGGTGGTCAACAAGGGACACCGTCCTACACTAACCCTGCTGCGTCTCTGCTCGGTGGTGCTGCGCTGGTGTCTGCATTCAATCAACCGAGTCCTTCTGACACTACGGCCTGAGGTGAAACATGGCTGATCCCGTTACTCTTGCCGCTATTGGGGCTGTCGCTGGTGCTGCCACTAATAAGAAAGATCCGATCAAGGGTGCGCTCCTTGGAGCGACTCTCGGTTACGGTGGTGGTGCTTTTGCTCCTGCTCTTATGGGCGGCAGTGCTGCTGCTGCTCCTGCCGCAGGTTTGACTGGCATCACTCCGATGGGAGCGCAAGCAGCCGCAGGACTTACTAGTGGCGCAGCATCTGCTACAGCACCGACCATGATGTCTAAGTTGATGGCTCCGCAAAGCCTTATGGCTGGCGCTCAGTTGGCTGGAGCGTTGCAACCTAAACCTCCGGTTGCACAGGCTATGCCGCTGCGTCCTGGTCAGCAGGTTCCGATCACACTCGATCAGATCCGCGCTATCGATGCTGGAATGTTCGACACTATCCCGATGGATCGCAGGATGATGACCATGCGTAGCCATTTCGGAGCGCCACCTGTGCCATTCCTACAAGACCTTGAGCCGATTGAATCGCGCAGACTGTCTCTGCTGTGAGGTGACTTATGGAAGAAATCCTGAATCGACTGTTTCCGCAGCCACAGTATGTGTCTGGGTTGCTTGGAGATGAGTCGCAGATTGCACTTCAACAGGCTCGACAGCAGGGTCTGCTAGGTCTGGCTGCTGGTCTGTTGCAAGCCGGTGGGCCTAGTCGACAGAGAACCAACATCGGTCAGGCTATCGGTGCTGGACTCCAGGCTGGTCAACAAGCGTACAGGGGTGCGCTGTCGGAGCAGATCCAAGGTCAGCAGATGGCGCTGAAGCTGGCTGAACAGCAGAGATTGCAACAGCAGCAGCGAGCATTGCAAGGCATCATGCCGCAGTTGATGACGACTGGTTTGCAACAAGCGGAAAGAGCAGCAGATCCGATTGGTGCATTGCTTCAAACGATTGAAGCTGGGACTACCAACCAGCCGATGCTGAATCAGCAAGCGTTGAACCTTGCTAGGTCATTCCTGAGTCCGAAAGACTTTAAGGATCTGGTTGAAGGATTGACCAAACAGCAGGAACTGGTTACCGGGCCGAGAGAAGAGTATTCCACGACTCCGCAGACCATGTTGGTCAACAACCGTCCGACATCTGTTCTGTTCAGTAAGTCTGGTGGTATGCGTATTGTGGATGCTGCACCGCTACCGTCAGAGGAGAAGGTTGATACCGGGTCAGAGATTTTGTTCCGTGACAAGACGACTGGACGAATCATGTCTCGGATCAACAAAACGCTTACACCTGGAGAAACTCGGCTGCTTGATCTGCGGGAGAGGGAGTTTGCTCGAGGTGGATACGACATTTTGCAAACGCCAGAAGGATTCGTTTACGCTCCGACTACTCCAGGTGCTGCTGCACAACCTGTTACTGCTGCTGGTGGCGCTCCTGTTCTGCCGATGGGTGCTGACAAACCTCCGACAGAAGGACAAGCAAAAGCAGCGAGCTTCCTTGGTGTAATGCGCGGTGCGTCTAGCGTGTTTGATCAGCCTTTGGTTGATCCTGCTGGCAAACCTGTGGTTGATGCGTCTGGTCAACAGATCACAGCAGAAATGGCTTATTCAACGCCAAATCTGTTGCAGTCTGCTGCTGGATCTGTTCCTTGGGTTGGTCAAACTTTGGAGCGATTGGGCAGTAGCGAAAACCGGCAGAGGGTATTGCAAGCTCAACAAGCATGGGTTCGTGCAAAGCTGCGTAAAGAGTCTGGTGCTGTCATCGGCGCTGATGAGATGGCAGACGAAATTAAGACGTTTTTCCCGCAGTTTGGTGATAAGCCTGAAACGATTAGGCAAAAGGCATTGCTTCGTCAGCAAGCCGAGTCTGGTCTTGTGGTAGAAGCTGGCCCGGCTGCGCGTGGCATTCAAACTGTTCCTGGCGCTCAAATCACTCCTTCGGCACGAGTTCAGCGTCAAGCAAGGCCACAGGTTGAGCTTCGATACAATCCGCAAACCAGACGAATCGAGGAAGCGCAATGATTATCGATGTCCCTGGTGTTGGAAAGATTGAGTTCCCGGATGGAACATCTCGGGAAGAAGCCAACCGCGCTATTGCTGAGTTTCTAGGTTCGCGTCAACAACCTGAACCTAGAGGTGTTGCTGCCGAGATTGGTCGGCAAGCTGGTCTTACTGGTCGAGCAGCAGTCTCTGGTATTACCGGACTACCTGCGTTGGCGTCTGATGCTCTGGTGTCTCTGATCAACCAGATCACCGGCAAGCAGATTCCGATGCCATCTCAGGCTCAACAGCAGTTGATGACCAGGGCTGGACTGCCTGAGCCAGAGACTCCGCAAGAGCGGGTTGTGCAAGACATTACATCTGCTGGATTTGGTGTGTTGGGTGCGTCCGGTCTTGGTCGAATGCTTCCAGGCACGATGGTTACACCTCCTGCTCCTGGTCAGGCAGTAGAGCGGTTTGCTCCTAGTGCTGCTGGTCTGCAAGCGACTAAGGAGCTTCTGACGCAATCTCCGGCATTCCAGATTGCTGCTGGTGGTGCTGGTGCGTTGGGTTCTGCTATGGCTCGGGAGGAAGGTCTGGGGCCATTGGGTCAGGTTGGTGCTGGCATTGCTGCTGGCATGGCTGTCCCGTCTGTCGGCACTGCTGCGCTGTTGGGTACTCAAGCAGCAGCCAGGGGTGGCAGAGAGCTTGTTAGACCGTTCACAGAGCCTGGGAGAGAGGTGATCGTAGGAAACATCCTCCGTCAGTTGTCACGCGATCCAGAGGCTGCTGTACGCAATCTGGAGGCATATCAGGCAGGTGTCCCAGGATACACACCGACGACAGCACAGGCTGCTCGGGATGTTGGTCTTGCTGCTGCGGTTCCTCCTGTTCGTGCGTTGGATGTTACTGGCAAACTGACTGAGCAAGCGCAGCAAGCCAATCGAGCAAGGATGGCAGTGCTTGATCGTCTTGCCAAGCAACAAGAAGATGTCAACGCAGCGATTGCCAAGCGGAATGAGGTAACTGCACCGTTGAGGGAAGAAGCCTTTGCACGAGCAACTGTAACGCCAGACCAGTTTGCAACGAACATTTCTGCTGTTGACAATGTTATCGCTGGCATTTTGGATTCACCGGCAGGAAAACGTCTTCCGGTTGAACGAGCGATGAATTTTGCTCGGCAGCGTATTGCAGAAGCAAGGACTCCGCAGGAACTGTATGAGATTCGCAAGGACTTGCGTGATGCGGCTCAAGGTTTGCTGGACAAGGATGGATCTGCGTACAGGCTTGCAAAAGGCCAGCTAGAGCAAGTCATCCGATCTGTCGATGATCAGATTGAGTCTGTTGCTCCTGGTTATGCTGAATACTTGCGTAAGTTTGCTGCGTCAAGCAGAGGCATTGAGCGCATGGAAGCAGCGCAGCAATTCCGAGGCAAGGTTCTGACCACTACTCCATTGATCAGAGATCCTGGCAATGTTTCAGAGTATCTGATCTCTCAACCAAAGTTTGTGAATGCTATTCGCGCTGCCGAGAAAGAAACTGATCTTTCTAGGACGCAGCTTGCTGTGTTGAAGCGTGTTGCTCAGGACTTGGATGATGCAACTTTGCGGGTGACGCAGGAACCTGGATCAAACACGTTCCGCAACCTGTCTGTTGCAAATGTGATGGGCGGCATTGTTGGCAAGTCAATATTTGGCGACATCCCTCCTGCTCTGCAAAAGGTTGTCACGCCTATGCAGTGGTTGTATAACGGATCTGACGATATGATCCGAGAGGTCATCGTTGATGCGATGCTTGATCCTAAACTTGCTGCTCGGTTGATGCGTAAGGCAACGACTGCTGAGATGGTTCCTTTGTCCAAGGAACTCCAGAAACGCGCACTGAAACTTGGATATGGTCAGGTCTTTGGCCTGAGCGAGGAGTAAACATGGCAAAGACTAAGATCAGCGAGTTCGACACTAATCCAGACCTCAACACAGACATCAACAGCATCAACATTGCTGAAGGCTGCGCTCCGTCTGGTATCAACAATGCTATTCGGACGCTGATGTCAGACCTGAAGGAATGGCAGTCTGGCGCACAGGACATCTACATTGCTCCAGCAGGAACCGCTGCTGCGCCATCTTGGACATTCAACGGTGACTTGGATACCGGTTTTTACCGTGTCACTGCAAACGAGTTGGGTGTTGCCGCGGGTGGATCTGCTGTCGGTCGGTTTACCAGTGCTGGATTTGTTGGCAATGTCACTGGCAACGCTACAAACGTCACCGGCACTGTTGCTGTTGCCAATGGTGGAACCGGGGTAACGACTCTGGCATCCGGTCAGTTCTTGAAGGGTGCGGGGACTTCTGCTGTCACCACCTCTGCAACTGTTGCACTTGGTTCTGAGGTTGCTGGAACGCTGCCTATTGCCAATGGTGGGACTGGTCAGACGACTGCACTGGCTGCGTTTGATGCGTTGAAGCAGTCTGCATCGACAACCTATGTCGGCGCTGTAGAGCTTGCCACCAGTGCAGAAGTTCAGACGGGAACGGATACGACTAGGGCAATCACTCCGGATGCTCTGCGGCAAGGAGCGTTGGTTCGTGCTACCGCACAGGCAACCACTAGCGGAACATTCATTGACTTCACTGGCATTCCGTCTTGGGTGAAGCGTATTACCATCATGTTTGCTGGTGTCAGCACTAATGGCACTGATTCATTTCTTGTGCAGGTTGGCACTAGTTCTGGCGTAACAACGACTGGTTATGTTTCAACTGGTGTCGGAAGCAACGGTTCTGGTGGTGGAACTTTGTCATCTACTAGCGGTTTTGCTGTGCGGCTTATTGGTGCATCTGGCGCTCTGAGTGGTCATATGCTGTTGACCAATATCAGTTCAAACTCATGGGTTTCATCTCACACTGCCAAGACAGATAACACTGGTGTCGTTGATTTTGGTGCTGGTGATGTGTCTTTGTCTGGGACTCTTGATCGTGTTCGCATCACAACTGTAAGCGGAACTGATGCGTTTGATGCTGGTTCAGTTAACATCATCTACGAGTGATTGCCATGAGCGAGGTCGAACAACTAAAGGCCCAGGTTGAGAAGCTAGAGCAGAAGGTCGATGACATCAACACCAGTATCAAAGACCTAGCAGAAGCCTGGAGAACCGCTCAGACGCTTGTAGCGTTTATGAAGTGGCTTGCAGGTATCGGCGCTGCTCTGCTGGTTATGAAAACAGCCTGGGACAATTGGGTTAGGTAATGCTTGATCCAGTCACCCTGCTGGCCACAGCAACTGCGGTTTTCAACGGTCTTAAAAAAGCAGTTGAGATTGGCAGGGAAGCTGAAGATGTATTTGGTCAGCTAGGCAAGTGGGCGGGTGCTGTTGCTGATCTGCAGGAATGGATCCGCACCGAGGAAGAGAACGCTAACAAGCCTCCTCCGATCTTCAAGAAACTGGTGTGGAAGAAATCAGCGACTGCTGAAGCATTCGACACCTATGCTGCTAAGATCAAGATCCAGCAGATGGAGGAAGAGATCCGGCATATGTTCACGCTGGGTGAACTGTGGTGGCTCGGCAAGGAAGGTTATAACGAGTTCATCATGATGCGCCGAGGCATAAAAGAAAAGCGTGAAAAGATGATCTACGAGCAGATTCGTAGACGCAAGAAACTGATCCGCATGAGTGCAGATGGTATTTTCATCAGCATTGCTTTAGCAATGGGCGGCATCATCATTTATCACATGATTGCATTCATCGTTGAGAAAATGGAATGACCAACGAAGAAATCGAGGTCAGAGTCTGGGCGGCAATCACTCTGTCACTGACCGGCATCCTTGTTGTGTCTGTGCTGACGATCCTTGGTGGTGTGCTGTTTGTCGAGCATGACATGGAGAGGATCAGCCCGATTGATGAAGCATTCCTCGCTATCTTGAAAGATATTATGTTGTTGTGTATCGGCGCGATTGGTGGTGTTGTAGGCCGGAAATCATTGTCATCAGCACTGGAGAAGCGCAATGCTGCCAGCAATTAGTGCGTTGCTACCGTTTGCAGGGAAGATCCTTGATAAGGTAATTCCCGATCCAGAGGCTAAAGCCAAGGCTCAAGCAGAGCTTGCGCTGATGCAGCAGAACGGTGAGTTAGCAAAGATGGCTAACGAAACCGAGTTGTTCAAGGCAGAGCAGAGTAATCTGACAGAACGGCTAAAGGCCGATATGGGCAGCGACTCATGGCTGTCCAAGAATATCCGACCGATGACGCTGATCTTCATCCTTGCTGGATATTTCACCTTTGCCATGATGAGTGCGTTTGGCAAGGACACCAATCAGAATTATGTCGAGCTTCTTGGTCAGTGGGGAATGCTGATCATGAGCTTCTATTTCGGCGGCAGGACTCTGGAAAAAATCATTGACATGAGGGCTAAGAAGTGAAGGGAAACTTTCCGCAGTGTCTGGATTTTGTGCTGCATCACGAGGGTGGATACGTTGACCATCCGAGAGATCCTGGTGGGATCACTAACCTTGGATGCACAAAGGCAACCTGGGAGAAGTGGTGTGGTCATCCTGTCAGCGCAGAAGACATGAGAAACCTGTCACCTGCTGATGTCATGCCGCTCTATCGCCAGAAGTATTGGGATGCGGTGAAGGGTGACGATCTTCCTACCGGGATCGACTACTGCGTGTTTGACACCGCAATCAACAGTGGGCCTGGGAGGGCTACAAAGTTCCTACAGGAGGCGATTGGTGTCACGGCTGATGGAGCTATCGGGCCGGTGACGATGAAGGCTATAAACGCTGCTGATGCGCGTCAGGTCATCGATGCTTACTGTGCTGCGCGGTTGAAGTTCTTGCAGGAACTCCCAACCTGGGACACATTCGGTCGAGGTTGGGAGCGCCGTGTCACTGATGTTCGTCGGCAAGCGTTGCTGATGCTGCATCCGTGATTGCTCGGATGTGATAGCAGTTGCATTTGTTGCACAGATAAATTTCAGCCTGATCCAACACCAAAGCAAGCTCTAGGGATTGCTCTGGTGTCTGGCAGTCTGGCTCAAAAAGGTGGATCGTCATCGTAGTCTGCCTTTGGTTTCGGTGCTTCTTTCGGTTCAGCCAGCATTGCCCACCCATCCCAACCAACCGGGACAGCGTTGAGCTTCAGGCTCAGACCTTTCTGGGTTTGGATGACTGATCCAATCTTCATCCAAGACTTCTTCTCGGAACCGTCTTTAGCGGTGTAGGTTCCGGTCGCGGCAACAACATCAAACTTGACGGGCATTTAGAGCCTCCATTGCTTTGTTGACTTCATCCAAGAACTTCTGCACTCCTTCTTCCAGCTTCTGTATCTCCTCCTTCTTGGGTTGGAATCGCACGACAAACAGTTGCAGATGCTCCGGGACTCTAGGATCGAACGATACAAAGTCCACCCATTCCCTGCCTGTGCAAGCTAACTGAGCCAGCATCTGCTTGTGGTACTTGGTTGGAACCTTGCCAGCCATCAGGTAGTCGATGTGGGTTGTACTGTTAGGACATTTGACCTCCAGCAGTCCGTCCTCGACATACCCGTCTGGTGATGCGCCAAACCATTCGATGGTTGGGTGTTTTACGAATGGAGCATCGGAGACGAAGGCATCTCCTTTCAGCGTGGCTTGATACACAACACGCGCTAGAGGTTCTGTGTCTGTCCCCCATTGCATTGCTGCGTTGGTGAATGACTCCTGCTGTTGGCCTGTCAGACGCTCTGTGACAAGCTGGACGAGGTAGTTGCGTCTGGATGCTGTATCCGGGCCAGCCAGAGCATCCGATACCCTGGATGCGGTGACTGACCCGAGACGCGCAGCAAACCATTCTGGGCTGCGCTGTTCCATCACTTGATCTCCATCAGTTCAGCCTTACGCTTATTCTTTGCTTCTTCAATCACTGCCAGAGCAGCCTGATTCCCCTGGAATTCTTTGAAGGCTTTTGCATAGCATGACTTGAGGTCATCCATCGACTGAGTGTTGAGGATGATCTGTGCGATCACTTCAGGGTTTAGCGCGTCATGTTTTTTTATCTCATGATAATGCGCGTCTGCGTCATTATCTCCTTCTGTTGGGATAGCAAATGCCTGGAATGCTGCGTATTTGTATGCAGCGGACATTGCCTTGTTAGTGGCTTTGTCAGCAGAATCCATTGCTTCACCGAATGTCCTGACGATGTGCTTGCTTCCGTCTTCAGCGCAAACGAAGTCGAACTCTGCTTCAACTGTTACGTTGAATAGAACACCACCTTTTGCGCTTGCACGTTCTACGCATTGACGCGAAAGGATACGAGGAAGAATGCACAACCCATGTTTTGCAAGCAACGGCGCAAGCGCATTGTAGACATCATCGATCCCGCGAAACGAGTACCCCTGTTGCTGGTTCTTGCGATCCTTTGTGATGCCGGTTTGAGCTAGTGCTGCCTGTACTGCATTGATTGCTTGATAGACCTTCATTTCCATGTCTCTCCGCGAATGATGCGATTTATTGTCATTGGTGAAACATCAAAAATCTTGCACATTGATCTTTGTGTTTCACCATTTGCTACACGAACCCGTATTTCGTCAACCTGTGATTGTGTAAGTTTTGATCTTGGATTTTTTTCTCCATGAAGAGGTGTTTGCTTTGCTCTTCCTTTATCAACCATGTCTTTTACATTGTCTGCTTGAGTTCCAAGCATCAAATGTTTGGGGTTGACACAGCAACGAGTGTCACACTTGTGCAAAACAAACATACCATTAGGAATTTCTCCGCAAAACAGCTTATAAGCTGCACGGTGAGCTTTTGTTTCATTTAATGCAACAAAAACACCATATCCAATCCTATTGATTGATCCAGTCCAGTACCAACAATCAGAAGATCCTGTGACAACCATTCTCCAAAAGCGTTCAAGTGGCGTTCCACTGCTATGTTGATTCGTGCGTTTTCGTGGAGCAATTGATTTTTTGATCAACATTGCTTCTTGCATTCTCAGTTCTGGAGACATGATTGAACTCCTTATGCCTTAACTTGATGCGATCTGCTTCATTGTCTGTCCTTTCTGAGATGGGTGTCCAACCAAACTTGCGCCATGTAATGGTGACGTCTGTAGCTGCGCTGTTTCGCCAGACGAAGTTGGGGTCGTTGATCATGCTGCAAGTGCAAGCCAGAACAACAGCATCAGCAGCGAGAACGCAATCGACCAGCCCAGAGCATCGATCACCTTCTGCTTCAGGTCGTCCATCTCCTGGTGACGCTGCACCTCGTACTCCCAGCGATCCTGATCGTTTTCCATGTTTGCTCCTTGTTGAAGGTGAAGCTACTGTAAACCAGTCTGTTGTGCTTGTCAAGCGATTGGCAATGTGTTGTAATGTGGTCAGGAGGTAACACAATGAACGTTCCCAATGCTCTCGACTACGCTGCTGCCATTCTTGGCGGCAAGGGCAAGCTCTGTCTTGCTCTCAAGCTCCACCGTCAGAACCTGTACTCATGGAGGAAAGCTGGACGTGTCCCGCTGCCCAGGGCGCTCCAGATCGAGGAGTTGACTGGTGGCAAGGTTCGCAAAGAGTGGCTTGTTCCGGGGTTTTTCAATGACAACACTGACAGCACGAAGCAAGTGGCAGCTTGAGGGTGATGGCTACCGTGTTGCCATCGTCGAGCATTACAACGCTTTCACCAAGCGCAAGCATGACCTGTTTGGCTGCATCGACATCCTTGCAATCGGCAACGGTGAGACGCTGGCAGTGCAAACGACAAGCAAGGCAAACATGGCAGCTAGGCGGCACAAGATCCAGGACTCGGATGCCTATGCCGAGATGGTCAGATCAGGCTGGCGCATCCAGATCCACGGTTGGCACAAGGAAGGCAACAGGTGGCAGTGCAAGGTGGAGGAGCTATGCTGATCCCGCTGACAAACGAAGATGCCCGTAAACGTGCTTTAGAAGCCGTACAAGCCGCTAAACCTGGATGGGTGGTGTCGATCTCCAAACCCAACCGCTCAACCGCTCAGAACTCGCTCTATTGGGCAGTCTTGCAAGCGATCAGTGAGCAGATCATGCCTGGAGGACAAGGGCATCATCCTGATACTTGGCACATCTACTTCAAGACGCTGTTGCTGCCTGGACGGATGAAAGAGCTTCCAGGTGGTCAGATGGTCGAACTGGAGCCGACGACGACAGGGATGACGACCGCGGCATTCTCAGAGTACGTTGAGCAGGTGATTGCATGGGCAACGGAAAGGGGACTGGTATGGACGGAATCCTTGTCTGCTATGCGTGTGGAGAGAGACACGATCATGCAGTTGCCAAGCATTTACCAGACGGAAGCGTAGTGGGTCTGCACTCGAAAGAGTGGGCCATGTACTGTCAGGCGCGATTCGTCCTCTCTCAACCATTGAAGGCCAGGAGGGAGATCCTGGACGGTGTTGAACGGTCGAGAGGTAAGGATGGTCGGGAACTGTTGGAGAGTGAAATTTTACGTTGGTACAACAAAGGAGCGTGACATGGTTCTGATTTATCTGTGTGCATTGGTGTTGGCTAATTTGTCTGTGTCTTATTTTGGGCCTTGGGTTAGTCCAATCAATGCGTTTCTGTTGATTGGTCTTGATCTGTCTTTACGAGACAAATTGCACGAACGGTGGAAAGAGCATTTGTGGTCAAAGATGTTTGCGCTGATTGTTGGTGCTGGAGCTATTTCGTTTGTGCTTAATCCGGCTTCAATCAACATTGCTATTGCTTCTGTGATTGCATTCATTGCTGCTGGATTGGTTGACGCATTCGTGTATCAACGACTGGTTTCCAAACAGTGGTTGATAAAGAGCAATGCTTCCAATGCAGCTGGTGCTGCGGTTGACTCACTAATTTTCCCAACTATTGCATTCGGTTCGCTGATGCCAGCAATTGTTTTGCTTCAGTTTGCTGCCAAGGTTGTCGGTGGCGCACTGTGGTCATGGATGCTGAGAAAATGATCCATTACCACGGAACACCAATCACACCGTTGATTGCTTTGGATTCAATGGTTGGTCAACACTTCTGTGTGTCGTACTTCCGTCCAGACTCGCTGCGTAAATGCTTGCAGATTGGACAAAGCATCATGTTTGATAACGGCGCATTCAGTTGCAAAACAAGAGGAGTACCGTTTGATTTAGATGGGTTTTACGAGTGGGTTGATCCTTTGCTTGGTCATCCGCATTGGGCAGTTGTGCCAGATGTCATAGACGGAACTGTCGAGCAGCAGAAGGAAATGGTTAAGACATGGCCATTCCCTAAGTCTCTCGGGATTCCTGTATGGCATCTTGGGTTGCCTATTGACTACCTTTTGGAGCTTGCCGATCAGTGGGGTAAGGTTTGTTTCGGATCAGCTGGAGAGTATTGGCAAGTTGGTAGTCCAAAGTGGTCAGCAAGGATGGATGAGGCTTTCAACGCTCTTGATAGAACCTTTAACAGGCTTCCCTGGGTTCATGGTTTAAGAATGCTTGGTCAGACAGAGTATCCGCTTGCCAGTGCAGATTCCACAAATGTTGCAGTCAATCACTCTGGAAACACGTTCTGCGCTGGATGCATGGCAAAGCGAGTGAATGCAAACAATCCAGCTGGAAAGTGGGTTCAGCGTTTAGAACAGGAGGTTCTTTTCTGATGTATCGGAGCAAACCACTGCTTAGAGCAGTCGCCAGTCTGCCGTGTCAACTGTGCGGCAAGGAGGACGAGACTCAAGCTGCTCATGCTAACTGGTCAGAGTACGGCAAAGGCATGGCTATCAAGGCGCATGACTGCTATGTCGCGGCTCTGTGTGTGTCTTGTCACCACAACATTGATCAGGGATCGAAACTCAACTACGGAGAGCGGAAGGAACTATGGGAAGCAGCATGGAGAAAAACAATTCTGGTGTTGTTCGAACAAAACCTAGTAGGGCCAAAGTGAGCCTTCCAGACTCATTGCTTGACCTGATTGTGTTGGTGCAGCGGGAGCCGATGACAGCGCAGGAGCTTGCAAGGCAGACAGGCATCTCAACTGACACTTGCAGAGCAGTGCTGAAGAAGATGCATCAGCGGAAGATGGCCCACATTGCTGATTGGGATGTTGTGCTGAATGGCCGGATCAAGTTACCTATGTACCGCTTTGGACAGGGCAGAGACCTTCCCAGGCCACCCCGAGAGCCAAACACACTGGTCAAGCGCAGGTGGAGGGAGAAGGAGAAGGCTCGGCAAGCGTTTGACCCGTTTTTTGCAATGTGTCGATGAGCATTGTAAGATTGTTCTGCGCCGTGAGAAGCGCATAGCAGGTCAGTGAGTCAGTCTCCATCGGGCTGGTCTATCTGACCGTTTCTTAACCCGTCCTGGGTGCAGACCTGCCGGAATTCTCACCGGATAGGCCAGCACCGATGGAGATTGCCTTGTCAAAAAGCAACTTCAAAAGTTCTTATGGAGCTTTGCTCCGCAATCCAAAATGGCAAAAGGCTCGTTTAGAAACGATGCAACGGGCTAACTTTGCTTGCGAACGCTGTGGAGACAAAGAGTCTACTCTTAACGTTCATCATAAAAACTATAAACAAGGGAAAAACCCTTGGGAATATGAATTAAGCA